TACATTCGTCGCCCTTTGCGACGTACTGAAGTATTCTCTGTCTTTACTTTAGACTTAGTCCCCATTTCTGGGGTTTTCGTCTCAGCGTCCTTTGATTCGTTCACAGGTCTCTTGTCAAGAGATGACTGCGAGCGTTTTGGAGGACACTGTCCACCCTGTCCGGAAAGTAGCTTTGGTAAACTACAGAACGGATGAGCGGAAAGACCGACAGAGCTGACACGCTTAGTATCCTTCAGCCAACTGACTACCTTAGGTTCGAGCTCACCGGGTCCCGAAAGGGAAGCGATAGTTCTAATTAGAGGTAGGATAGAAGGCCTAGGGTCACCAACCCTCGCGGCAACAGGGTAATACCTGTGAGGCGGGGTCACTCCCTGATCCACGATAATAAACTTCGGCATAGGCTGAAAGTCTACATCGTTAAGACGGGAGGAGCGGATCAGACTAGAGAGGACAATTTTGTTGTCCCTAACCACGACGTCAGCGAATAGTCTTTCGACTATATCGCTGCCAGAAGGGTTAGCGTAACAGATACTGTGAATAAAATCAACAGCATCTGAAACAAGGTCTCTATACAACATAGGTGTCTGTTCTTCTCTATTTACCATATGCATCACTGCATAATCATAAATAGGAGAAGACAGATCAGAAATTTTACGCCCGTCGGACCACCCTATCCCTCCAGCCCATTTCGGGAGTGGAGCTAATAGGTTAGTGACTGCTCTCTGCTCGGGATTCATCATCCCAAGAGAGGATTTGCCTAGGTTTCGTGCCGCTTCAATGAATGAGTAATCAGACATCTGGCGCCACTTATACCCATGCCCTGCACGGTCGGCCATTACAATCGTACCAGCGAACTCAGCCAGAACCTTAGACTCTATAGTCTTCGATTCTGACACCTTGCAACCTAAGTTGCGTAAGGTGGCTCGGTAAATACGATTTAGCTTAGAGTCGGCTATGACAACGTCATCGCCGAGAACTAAGAACCGGGGTTCAATACCATGCATCTCGCAGATACCCTGTAGAAGGGTATTATGTGCAAGAGCGAAGGTAAAGAAGCTCGGCCCAAGGCCAAGGGGTTGCCCCCGCGTAAAACGCACAATTTCCGGATAACCTCTAAGTCGGGAGAGCCAAGGCCCCGTTGCCGCAAAATCCATTATTTCAATAAGTTTTTGAAATTCTGGTTGCGGGAACGTATCCTTTAGCAGCTCCCTCTGAAGAGGCCAGGGGAACAGATTGGTCGCATCGGACAAATCTACTGAGTAGACAGTCCTTCGACTCTTCAACCACGATTGAACAATAGGGATCGCTCTCTGTTGATCAAACGTGCAATCTGTTGGAACATTAGCCTTAAGGAATCGCCCTAGGGCAATTTTCAAAGGTTCGAGGGCGCACTGCAGAATCCGAGAAGGATTAGCAATAGCGCGCAACTTGTAACCAGGCTCCTGTATCCCGGAAATGTGGCCGAGGTTGTTTGCAATCTCATTCATAGGATCCTTGAAATCTA